TCCCGGATCCACCAGGAGACGGAGGATAACGCCGAGCGGCGGGCGCGGGTAGCATTACCCGGAAGGGCGGCCACCCGGGCGGTGGCTTCGTCTAAACCCTTTATGTCGATTTTCCAGGACATGATTTATTTCCGTTTACGTCCTTTGTGGGAAGACACGTAGGTCTGCCCCTACAATGGGCGGACAAACGGGCGGACACGCAGGTCCGCCCCTACATCCGTGTCCGCCCCTACATTCCCGCAAATATCGGGCGCACGTCGCGCTCGATCAGTAATTGCCAGGTATATCCGTCCCCGGATAATATCTGCGCCACGTACCAGGTGACGGTATTGATCACCACGGCATCCCGTCGGGCCGGGGCGGGCACATCCTTGACGCGGACCAGAAGGGTTGCCGAGACGGCTGAGCCGTCCCGGAACCCTTGATCTTCGCGGTTTTCGCCGTATTCCACATGGGCGCGAATCGGCGTTGCCCCATAGGTGACGGTTTCAGGGTTCATATCATCCCCGAACCAGACCTCCATGGCGGATTGCACCGCATCGTCGAATAAGCCCATTGGATTCCGTTTATTCCGTCACGAAGTAGAACAGGTTGATCGTGCATTTCCCGGCGGTAAGGGCCGCCGCGGCGATGGTCATCGTCAATGGGCTATTCGCTGCCACCTTGATCGCCGTTGCCGCCGTCCATACCGGCACAACATCCAGTAGGGCGTCTACCGCAAACGATGCGACCGCCGTTGCCGCCAGAACATCAGCCGCCCCGACCACATTAAAGGCAATCGTCGCCGTCGCCCCGACAAACGTGGTCGTGACATCGATCATCCCGCCCAGAATTTTGGCGCCGGCGGGAAGCAGCTTCGGATCAATTGTGATATCCCCGATTGCCCCGCCATGCTTGGCGAAATCGTATTCAAACTGCGCCACTTTTAGCGCATTTTCCAAAGGTGCTATCTGCATGATCGTTTCTCCTTTTTAATACCGTTAAGATTTTCCGATTGGTTAGGCGCCGGCATTTTTCACCAATCCGCGCCAATCCATGGCTTTGGCCCCGGCATCGATGCGAACCTTGTATTCCACGCCATCCACTGTCCAACCCTCGCGGGTTTCCAGATAGGGAGCCTGGACGCCATTTAGAAAATACATCACCACCGTGCGTCCCCGCCGGGCGGCTAGATACCAAGCGGTGGTAGAAGATGCGTCCAGCCGGGCTTCATAGATCCGGGTAAACCGGGTCCCGGCATAGGGATTCGCCCGGGTGGCGGATTCGAGACCTCCGGCGAATTGATTCGAGTTGAAGAAAATTTCCGCCGATCCTTCCAGGGTCACCGGGGCAATGAAAAACTCCGGTCGGATGTTCAGGTTCTGGAGGGTCTGGAGATTTTTCTGCAGCTTCATTAGTTTGATGGCTTCGGCCAGGGTCGTTTCGCTGGGGACTCCTCCGGTTCCGATGTTGTCATGATCCGTCGCATGGAATAGGACAATCCCGTCGCCCATTGCGGCATTGGCGGTCAGGACCGCGTATGCCAGATCCCCGATTTTACGCGCTGCGGATTCGCCATGGGACCTAGGGATATTGGTTAGCGCGCTGAGGTCATCGTTGATGATGGCCTGCCGCGTGACCGCAAAGAGTTTCCCATAGGTCAGGATGGAGTATGATTCCTGAGCCTCGGTGAGTTTCCCGTAGGTGTAAGGAGCGGATTCTGGGATTTCGGCCAGATCCGAAGCCTCGGAGACCCGAGGCGAATACTGGGTCTTGAAATCCGATACACTCCCGACGCCGCACCAGATAGACCAGGTTTCTTCCGCCATCTCCCATCCGTCGAATAGCGCCTTGTTCGCCACGTTGGCCAGCAGATAGGGCAGATCGCTTGTGGTGAGCGCCCTTCCAACCATCTCCATCACGTTTCCGAACGGCCGCTTTCCGGCTTTTTCCAGGCAAAGCCGCGCCATCTCCACCAAGGTGAATCCTCTCAGATCGAGCGCGCCGGATGATGGCTTTTCAACCTTCATTCCGGAGCGCAACAGCATCCCGTCGGTGGCCGCTTGCCGGAACCGGTCGGTTTCGTCGATTCCCAGGGAAATGTGATATTTCCGGGATAGTTCCTTTTCCGCTTCCCGGGCGTTTACGGCTTTCAAAACCGCTTCGCGAGCCGAATCCATGGGCGTCCCTTCACGGATAAGATCGGATGCCATGCCAGGAAATTGATACAGCCGGCACATGGCTTCGATCTCAGACACTCGGCTGCGCTCCTTTTTCTCCGCTTCAATCCGGATCGCATCCGGATCCGGAGGCGGATCTTTCGGAGGGATCGGCTGTATCCGCTCCCGCGCAAAAGCGTAGGCCTCGTCTTCGGTAGCCGTAACCGGAAGCCCGAGTTCTTCCAACTGTTTTCGAAATGCTTCGTTCATGACTTTTTTCTCCTTATGATTTTCTTTGGGTTGAGATCGCGCCGTTGCGTTTTCATCCGCGCCGATGGGAACCAAAGAAAGCTCCTTGATGCGCCATCGGGTAACGACCGATACCGGACCGGAAAAGCTGCGCCCCTTGATTTTTGTGGTTTCTCCCTTGGGCACCCATTCGGATTCGATGACCCGATATCCGGCGGAAAAATCGGTCATGTGACCTTCTTTGACCTTGGTCATGGGTGATTCGGCCTCGGCAACAGACGAGAAAAACACCCTCCCCGTTAGCTGATTCTTATCGGTTTTCATCTCCCGATAAGATCCCAGAACGCTGGAGGCGCCGTAACGACTGTGACTATCCAGGACGGGGACTTGCCGGCTTTTGGGCAGCTCAAGCCCGTCCATCAGTAAAATTTCCTCAATCACTTCCATCCGCGCCCAGTCGAACACTAGGGCCGGCGCATCGGTTGCGCCCACCACCTCCACGGAGCGCGTATCCGGATCGAATGTGGCAGGTCCTCCGGGTTCCGCTGCGCGGATGGAAGCGGATCTGTAATTCATTTTTTTATTCGGCATGATTTATTCCTCCTATTATGTGGGCGGACCGTGAATCCGCCCCTACGTATATGCCCCTATTGATTTTCCACCTCCGCCGGGTTGTTCGCTTGGGCGGTGGAGGGCTTAACAAAAGATAGCCCGTAGGATTCAGCCAGAGACGCGGCGGATGATAGCTCGCGATAAATGTCTTCAAGATCCCGCCCTCGGGATGCCACGGTTTCCTGGGGAGAGCGCAACCCGGCGGCAATCTCTTCTATTCGGGCTTTGGCTTCGCGCAGGGGATCCACGGCTTCCATCCCCGGCGGCTGCCATTCGCATGCCATGTAAGGGATGGGATCATCATAATATCCGGAAAAGGGGAGTTTGCCGCTTAATACTGCCACATCCATGAAGTTCTTGAATATGGGCGCCGCAAAGTGGCGCACATGGCGGGCGGCGATGGGGCGGAGTTGAAAAGCAAAATCGTTTCTCACCACCCGGGAGGTGGAGTAATTCATCCCGGCGTAATCCCCTGAAAGCAATTCATAGGGCACGCCCACCGTGATGGAAACCATCTGAAGGACAAAGCGCACAAAAGGGGTGAACGATTCGCCGGGTCGCGGATTTTTGGCGATCTCTATTTCTTCTCCGGGGCGCAGATATTCGATGATGGCGTTTTGCATCGATTCGATCTTCTTTCCGGTCGAGTCGTCGGTTTCAACCACGCCGATCTGGCGCCCGTAAATATCCGGGGTTTTGACAATCGCAAGGTATTTTGCCGCCATTTTGGTGGCGTCGATTTCCGCATCCATGTATTCGGATAGGTCGTGGGCCACCAAAACCGCGGGTGTAAACGGAGATATCCCGCGAAGCTGCCCCGGGCGCACGGTTTTAAAACCATGGATGACATCCGCCGCCGGGACCCGCTCGATGGCCCTCATGGAATAACTCTCCGGATCCGTAAAATGATAGGCGGCAACTTCGCCGGTAGATGGATCGTATTCGATCCCCTGATCGAGTTTATTTCCGTTTTGCGGAGAGCCCAGCGACGTTAGATAATCCGATTCGATCATCTGCAGGCATAACGGGAGATATCGGTTTTGAGGGCGATATCGTTTGATCAGAAAAAATTCGCCGGTCTCGGAATCCTGGGTTTTGGCGAGTGCCATCATCTCGTAAAAATGCAGTTTTTTGGCGATGTCACACTCGTCACACCAAAAAGAAAAAACATCTTCGGTTTTCTGGATTAAAGTTTTACTCAATTCCCCGTCCGGGGACTTGATTTTGCTTTGGAACATGATTCCGGCCCCCACCACGTAATCGGTGAGGAGGTTTGCCGCCCGGTAAAAATACGGAAAATCACGGACCAATTGGCGGACACGGGCCCGGATGGGACCGGCTGCCTGGGCGATGAGCCTGTTGATCCCGGAATCCACCGGAGACCAGGAGCCGGTAAGCCGGTTGGTACCGGCGGCGGCGTATCGGGGGCGCATTTCGGCGGATCGTTGTGGCGGATGTACGGGCGGATCTGTAGGGGCGGACTTATGTATCCGCCCGATCCTGCCAAATAGGGAACTGATTGCGCCGGCAAGGCGACTCATCCGGTGCGCCCTCCGTTTTTGGCGTAGGTGCGCAGTACGGCGGTGCCGGCGGCGATGGCGATATCAGACTGGATCAAATCGCGCAGGCGATAAAGATCATCCAGCCGATGTTGCGCAAAGGTGATCTGTTTTCCGCCGACCGAAAGAGAAACACCTCTGGAGCCGGTGGCAAGAGATACAATCGCCGCCTCGACATTGGCCAGATCGGTACTTGTAAACGCCATAAAAAACCCCCTGTTGGGGCGCAACGTCCGGCACCCGTACATGGTTTTTAATCGATGCCACACCATAACATGGGGTTTTCAGATAAAACGTGGACGGAAGCAGACGGCCGGGAAACGACCAATACGTGCAAGAAAATGGCTAATATGGGAATTGACAGGGGATAAAAACATTCCGGGCGCATCGAATTTTATGATGCGCCCTGGAAGGATGTTATTTTTTCAGAAGCCTCGCAAGGGGCGCAAAATGTTGCGCCCATAAAGGGGGCG